TTGACTTCGCCCCAGATGTCGTAGTCGGCATCGTCGAGGACGGCTTCGGGGATCGGGACGAGCACCGCCAGCTCTTCGGCGGTGACATAGATGTTCTCCCAGTTGACCTCGGAGGTCTGCTTGATCCCCGTGTCACCGGCGACGAAGTAGGCCGACGCCAGCGCAGACTGGACGGGCATGCGTTGCTGGTACCGGCTCATATTGGGGAGCCGGCGCCCGAGCGAAAGCACGGCGCTCTTCTCGGGCAGGGTCTTCAGGATCTCCGCGCTGACCTCTTCCGGGATCAGGGCGGCCGCATCGCTGCGGGAGATTAGGCTGTCGAAGGGCATTGCTCACCTCATCCTGTGCGGCCTGCGGATCGGCGGATGAACTGGTTCATGCCGCCGCCCTCGGGCTGGTTGGTCCCGGTGCCAGCGCCGGCGTTGCCTCGTGGTGCGGGCTTCGTACTGGCGAAAAGCTCCGGGTACTTGGTCTTGAGCGTTTCGAAGTTCACGTTGCCTTTCTTGTCGAACATCTCGTCCTGTTCGGCGACGAGATAGGCCAGCTTCAGGTTCGTCACGCCGGCACCGTGGGCCGCATCGTAGAAGTCGGCCCGGCGATCGGTCACGGCCAGCTTGTCGGCCAGCTCCGTCAGGCTTTTCTGCAGCTCAGGCGTCTTGGCCGCGTTCTTGGCCATGTCCCTGAGCTGACCCTCGAGGTCCTGACGAGACGTCCGCTCTGATTCGAGGGCCGACTTCAGTCCCTTCTCGTGCTCGGCGATCAGCGTCTTGACGTTCTCCGGCTGCGTCGCCAAGAAGGCATCGAAGGAAGCTGCCGGCCCCCCGCCGGTCCCGGCCTTGGCGTCGGCGGCAGCCTTGGCGTCTGCCGCTGCTTTCGCGTCTGCCGCCGCCTTCTGAGTGGTAGCATCCCCGCCGCCACCATCACCATCCGGAGCGAAGAACGGCATGAACCCGAATCTGGTCTTCATCGCGTCTCCATTCGGCATCCCGCCGAGGTGGGCATCCCGCCCTGAGATTGTGGTGCCGGGCATCCCGCCCGGGCCACTGGTTTCGATCTTCAGGCTAGCATGCGGGAGGGACTGAAACGGGCTACGCGGGGTGGGGGGATCAGCCGCCCAAATCGGCGAGCGTGGCCGTCTGGATCGACGGACCCCAGTCATCCGACTCGGAGTGGACCGCGAAATCACTCAGGCTGATCTGGCCAGAGTCCCAGAGCTCGTAGGCTCCGTCGCCCATCCTCGATCGCTGCTCTTCCTCGGGCAGTTCGGCGAACCGATCGGCGCCGGTCTGCCACTCGATCTCGGGCAGGCCTTCGACGACGGGTATCATCCCGCATTTGTCGTTCGGATGGACCTCGAGCAGCTCCTCGACGTCGTAGATCTCGCCATCAAGGGCAATGCAAGCCATGCAGGCATCGAGGGCCGCAATTCGCTTGTAGGACTTGACGAGGCCGCTCTCCTGGTACTGGCTCCTGGCCGCCTCCCGGTAGGCGCGCAGTTGCTCTGTCCTGGCGATCGTCAGCATGCGATCCAGGCCCTGGGAGAGTCCGTCCCGCATGTCCCTGGCCACGTCGCGGGGATTGCGGCCGAGGGCCGTCCCGTTGATCAGCGCCTGGGTCAGCCCGTCAACCGCGTCGGGCCAGCCCATTCTGAGAAGCGTACCCAGCGGCCTTCCGTCGCCGGCGAACCCGATCAGGTTCTCGATCGCTTCGACGGGAAGGATGTCGAAGAAGCCCCCGACACGGCCGCCGGCGGAGAGGAAGGATTGCCGGATCGCCTCCGTCGCATGCTGGATCCCAAGGCCGGCCAGCTCCTCTTGCCTGGCGCTGATCAGCTTGCCCGCGTACGAGGAATACCGGCCGATCTGCTGCTCCGCCTGGCCGAGGAGAGAGCGATAGCGTTCCAGCTCGAAAAGCCGCCAGGCCTCGATCGACTTTCCGGCGTCTCGCATTCGCGCCAGCTCATCGGCCAACGCAGTGATCTGCGCTTCGAGAGCACTTTCCACGCCCAGCCAACGGCGTGCCATGTCGTCCATCTGCCCCTGCTCCTGCAGCAGGAGCTCAATCTTCTGCTCGAGGGCGAGACGGACGACGGGAGGTACGGGAGGGGCCTCAGCCACGGGATCTTCCTGCAGCCTCTCGGATGGCGCCCGTCATGGCGCCTTCGAAATGGCCACCCTGCGCAGAGCAGTGCTCGCGGGCTTCCTTCTCGGACCAGCTGTCCGTCGGGTAGCGGAAGGTTTGCACCGTCGTGCCGCTCTCGCCTTTCAGGCGGCCGACGATCATGGCCAGCTTCCCCTGGACCATGCGGCGAAAGCTATCGGGCTGGAAGTCGCCGGGCTGCCGGATCCGGCAGCTGTGTTCATTCGGGAGTGGCATGGGCTGTCTCCTTTGCCTCTCCGCCCTCTCGCCCGTCATAGGCATTGTGGATGACGACCAGGGAGGCCCCGACAAGCTCGACGCTAGGATCGCACATGCACTCGGAGCTTGTGGTGCAGTGCTCCAGGAGGTCGCTCAGGGGCACGACATGGACGTCTTGGTCGCTCACCTAGCTCACCGCGGGCCTGACGTAGATCCCGCGCTGCATGGCGCGCTGGGCCACGCCCGTACTCACGATCCTCCAACGCCAATGGCCTCCGACGTTCAGACTTAGGTGGAAGCTGAATTCGCCCTCGGCATCTCGCACGAGCTGCTGGTCCACGCCATAGGTGTAGGTAGTCACGCCGGCACGGGGAGATCGGACCTTCAAGACGAGTGACGAAGGATCGGCTGGTCCACCCGTGGCGCTATCGGTGAAGGACCACTTCAGGTCCGTTGCGTCGCCTTCGGTGTAGATCATGGCGTCATCCTTCCTCAACGATCACTGCCGGGACTTCGATTGCCTGGAGCACTGCAGGCACTCGCTCCTCGGAAGTGATGCCCGATGCGTAAGCGAAGGTCTCGAGGAAACCAGCGGGAAACTCCTCGAGAAGCGTCTCACCCACAGACCCCTTGACGATCACGGCCTCGCAGGCTTCCTCGGCGGCCGCCGGTTCAAGGATCGCCATCCCACCAAAGAGCAGGGAGACCAAGATGTCGATCGCTTCCGCGGGCTCCGAGATCGTGCCGGCCAACGTCAGCAACCCGCCGGCCGCATCCCCCGCCACTGCCGGCTCGGCAGCGTCGACGTCGTAGACCGCTGCTCCACCAGCCGACTGTTCCTCGCTGGCCGTTGCGTGCTCATCAACTGCCGCCAGCGTGGAGAGGAGAGCAGACAGCGCGTCTTGGGCGGAGGCCGCTTCGGCTTGGCCTACCTGCAGGCTTGCGCTCGCCCCCGCTACATCGGCTGCACTGGCGGTCTCAGAGCCTGCCGCCACGCGGATGGCAAGAGCCGTCTCTGTCTCGGCCGCAGATGTTGACTCTGCGGTTCCGGCCGTCCGGACCTGAAGTGCGTTGGTTGCCTCAGCGCCTGTCCCGGCTTCCGTCAGGCCGGCTGCATGAGCCTTGGCGGCATTCTCGACGTCGTTCGCAGTCGTCGGCTCGGCAATCGCAGCGCCGAAGGCGAAGGAGGGGGTCTGGGTTTCAGCCGCCGAGACCACCTCAGCGATGCCCGCAAGGGTTATCAGCGCGCCGGCGGGAGAGTCCGCGGCTGACGCAGTCTCAACGGCGGAGACATCGAAGACGCCACTACCTGCGGGCGCTTCTAGCGGCAGGTTGGGAATGCTGGGCTCCTGCGAGGCCAGACTGATCTCCCAGAAGTCCGACAGGGGAGTCCGGACGAGCCCGCTCTGCCACCGGAGCCAGCGCAGATGCGTCATCTACTAAGGCGCCGCATAGGTTGCGTATGCCATTCCGGTGTAGGTAGTGGCACCGGTGGAAGGCTTGATGGCCTCCATGAAAGCCAGGCACGCATTGTCAAAGATGCGGGGAGCCTGGTCCATGTTGGTCAGCCAGTCGAACGGCAGCAGCGAGTTGATGACCGGGAAGTTGAGCCAGCCGATGGGATGCCCGATCATGTACCACAGCACTCCCGTTGCGATGGCGGCTGAGTGCTGCATCTGAGTGAGTGCCTTGATGCCCGTGTCACCCGCCTCATACGGAGCGTAGAACTGCTGCGCCGGATGGTCGAGACGGTCCACAATGGCTCCGGAGTTCCCCACCAGCGAGGGTAGCGTGCTGGCTGCATTGGCCTGGTCGAGGTAGGTCACGGTGGTGTGGTTATGGGCCGTCGCGGCCAGGGCTGTCCCGCCGACCTGGATGAAGAGGAAGTTGCCGCCGATGTAGTCGGGGTCGGTCGGGGTCGTGGATTGGTAGCGTGTCGGGACCCCCGTCACGGCCTCGGTCGTGTTGGCGTTGACTGTCTTGTTGCAGCCGAAGAGCAGATCATAGAGGAGCAGGGTGTTGGAGAGAACCGAGGCACTGGCCTGGGCTCCCACCAGATGCGCCGTGCCGCTGGCCGGGTTCACGAAGGGCAACGCTCCGACGCTGTCCTTCGTGTAAGCCGTGCCGCCCGGTGCATTCCCGGGGGTGGCTCCCGATGGCGGCTGCGGACCGGCCCGCCATAGACTGTTCGATACGCCGACGACACCCGTAGACCCCGCCTTGTTCCACTTTGGGGGAGGCGTCTTGAAGCCTTGCGAGGCACGGGATAGGGCTTCACCGTTGTTGGCGAAGCCAGCCATCATCGTTAGCTGCTGCTGCTGACGACGATAGCGGTCCAATGCCCAGTCCAGGCCGACGGAGAATTTTCCCCGGCCGATCTGCCCCACGAAGTCCCCGCCCCCTGTCACCCGCACGCTCCCTGGCGTGTCGAGCAGGTGGATGGGTGGGCCGGGCCAGTGGAGCATGAGCAGCGAGAGCCGGTCCACCTCTGCTGGCCCCAGCCAGCGTTCCAGACGAGAGGCATGCGTGGCCGGACGCAGGATGATGTTCATGGGGGGCTACAGACTCGTCGAGTAGCTGACGTTCAGCGTATCGGTGTTCACCACCGCCTTGTCGCCGCCCGTGAACAGCCCAGCAGAGTACAGAGTCCCGCCCGTGTTGTCGATGGTCGTGACGGCGCCCGAGCCGAAGACCAGGAAGCAGCCCTTGACCGTGCCGGCGCCCGTGAACACAAAGGCCAATGCCGCCGAGAGCGCCTTCGCCCCGGCTGCAGCCCCCGACCAAGCACACGTCTTCCGGGGTGCCGTATAGGTTGGGGCATTGGCGTTACCCGCCTCGGCCCAACCGCCGTGCGAAGCCATTGTGTCGCCGGCAGCCGGCCCAGTGGAGTAGCCCGCCGAGGAGATCAGTCCCATGAAGGGACCCGTGACGGTGTAGCCGGCACCAGCCAGGTAGGTGTCCAGGGCCAGGTTCTTCCCGACTGTGGCCACCAGGTTCTCGATCGTGTCGCGCCACTTCAGGCGCCCGTCCTTGTCGAAGCACTCGACAACGAACCGTCCGTGGGCCTCCGCGGCCTCAAGGACTCCACCTGCCCGCAAGAGAGCCGCCTCGCTCACGTGCTCTGCCTTTCCGCTCTCCCCGATCCCGCTCATGGTTGCTGGCCTCCTTGGCCGCCTTGGTCGAATTGACGTTGCTGATCGAGCAAAGCCTTTGCCAGGCTCGCCTGCGAGGCCTTGCGTTCCTCGGATTTGTCGGCCATCAGCTGATCGATCTCTTCCTGACTCTTGCCTTCCCAGCGAAGGGCCGTCGCCAGTGGCACGCCTGAGTCGACGTTGGTCTTGCGGATGTTGGCCTCGGTCTGCGGCTGAACTGTCTCCGGCTTGGTGAACTGCGGCTGGATGGAGATCAGCGGCACATCGCCCGCCCCCGTGAGCTTCAGCAGGAAGGCGGCTACCTCCCGCCAGGTGATGGTGAAACGATCGATGTGGTTCTGCACGCGCTTGTTGAGTGGCGCCTCCATCGCGATCAGCGCCTCACCCGAGGGCGTGCCGGCCTGCTCGAAGAGATAGTGCTTCGGGGTCCGGCTGATGATCGCGGCCGCGGCCGCCAGGCTGTTGATGGCGCTAATGTAGTTGACCAGATCTGTAGCGTCGAATTGCCCGACCTGGGAGCCCTGCCCGATGCCGTCGCCGGCGGGAACGCCCCAAACCTCGTTCGGGGAATTCTTCAATTTGGTGAGATCGCCATTGGAGATGACCCAGCGCTGCTTGAAGGCGCCATACTCCGCCGCCACCAACATGTCCGAGAGCAGCTTGTTGATCCCGTTCTGAAGCGGCACGACGTTGGCCAGGTCGCCCTTGATCGTCCGCCGCTCCGGCCGGAAGTGGAAGATGGGGATCTCGCCGAACGGGTTATCAGCGGTCGGCGTATCCGGCATAGGCTTGAAGGCATTGGCGCTCGCCGGCGCATCCGTCTTCCCTTGGGTGATGTAATACTCGAGGCGGTCCGGATAGTAGAGGGTGAGCCGGGTCTTAAGCTGCTCGTCGACCCACCACTTGGCGGCGAAGGACTTCTGGCGCGGGTTCTCGGGATCGTAGAAGAGATGGCAGAGACGCGGGTCGTTGTAGTAGACCTGCGGCAGCTGCTCATTGTCTTCCTTCCAGGCGATCAGGAAGGCCTCGCCCGTCACCAGAGCTGCCTCGTGGACATCATCCGCCTCGAGCCCCAGCTGGAGCTCCTGGAAGATCTCGGTCAGCTTCCCGCCCGCTTCCCCGCCGCCGGCGATCGTGAAACCCCGCAGGTTGATCCGGTCGGTGGCGCAGTCGATGACCACCGAGCACCAGTTCTCGTTGAACGTGGCGTCGAGATCCTTGAAGATGTCCTTCAGGCGCTTGCTCGTGTAGACCATCGGCTGCCTGCCGTCGTAGTAGGCCCACAGATCGGTATAGGCTTTCCGCTTCCCGCTCAGGGCTTTGTAGGCTCGCTGCAGATCGGTGATCTCGGTGGCCATGTGTCCTATCCTTGGTGGCTGGTCGCGGCGCGGGGCGCGGAGGTGGCGAGCTGCCCATAAGAGCCGGTGGCAGCATCCATCTCGTCATCATGGGGCCAGTCCGGCTGCCGGTGCATATGGTTCAACCAGCGTTCGTTCCACGGCGCCGCCAGGATCTTCACGTTGCCAACCTCGGCCTGGGCGGCGAGAGGCTTGGCCCTTACGAACTTGTCGCCCTGGGCCCGAATGCCTCGGGCTTCGACGCCGTCGACCATCATGGCCAGGCGCCGTGCCTCCCGGATCCCGGCTGACCCGGGCTCGATCTCCCAGCAGACCATGTACCGAACGCCGGCTTGGGCTGCGGCCGCCGCATCCTGCCTGGTCGTATTGACGAAGACGCGGTCCACCTCGGCCGGGCCCAGCTGCTCGGCCGTCGCATCCGCGATCGTGTAGGTGCCTTCGGTCTTGCGGATCTTGCAGCTCGCCGTGTAGTCGGGGTCGTCTTTGACGAGCTTCTTCTTCGTGCCGGCGAAGTCCCAGAAGCGGCACTCGACGCCACCAGCGGGTAAGGCTCGGACGGTCTCGAACCAGGACCGGTCGAAGATCTTCCCCGCCGAAGGCCTGATCTTCCAGTTGCCTCCGAGCTTCGGATCGCCCAGCAGTCGCTCGCGCTCGACCAGCGTCAGCGCCTTGAGGTTCGCCAGGTAGGCGGGATCCTTCTCCAGCAGGATGCGGTTGTCGTAGATGCTGGAGAGAATGAACGTGAGGGACTTGGGCAAGGAATCGGGGTCCTGCTTCATGAGTTCGGCGGGCCGATCGGCCCAGAGCAGCTCCTCGTTATCGGCCCGGATGAACCAGCGGATCCGGCCGCTCCTCTCGGGGATGGCGTAGCCTGTCTCCTGATCGATCCACCAGGCGATGAGCGCGGCAACGAAGCTCTCCGGATCCGGGTTGACCGTCGCACGGATGTAGGGGCGGACGCCGCAGGTCGACCGATTGCGGCTGAACATGTACCAGAACTGACTCTCGGTGAAGTCCTCGAGCTGATCCCAGCCCATGAAGGGGATCTGCGCGCCCTTGAACCTGTACTTGTCCTTCTCGTGCTGCATGTGGGAGAAGGCCACGCGGGCGCCCGAGGGAAACTCCCAGGCCATATCTTTCTCGTTCGGCGTCCCCCCCAGAGAGGGATAGAGCCGCATGCTCTCGTCCCACATCCCCCCCTCGCGGGTGATCTCGGGGTAGGTGCGGCGGAAGATGACGGCGCCAAACTCGCGGTTGTAGACGTGGCGTAGCGGTTCGAGCAGAAGCCCCCAGGTCTTTCCCCCGCCGGCCGCTCCGCCGAAGATGGCGATGTCGGCCGACGTCGTGAGGAAATCGGTCTGCGGCCCCTGCTGTGGGCCGAGCGTAATGACCTCGAGCTCAGGGGCGTCAGTCTGCAGCATCTCGGGTCGCATCTCCCCGGCCGTTGTCCGGCATCAGGAAGATCACCTTGCCGTTGCCCAGGTCCAGCTTCTTGGGCTTGTCCAGACCCAGGAGCTCGCAGCGCTTGATCACGCACTTCAGCACGACGGTCAGGAAGCGTGGATCCCCCGACTGCCCCCGGCGCGTCCGTGTCTCCCGGTTCTGGAGCGCCGGCACCTCGACGCCCTCCCGACCGCGCCCCGTCTTGATCGTGACCGTGGCCGTTTCGGTGGAAACGGTCTCCTCGTCTTCCAGGCTCCGCTCCCAAGCCGCCCAGGCCTTTGTCTCGATCTGGCCCACCTTCGAGAGCTCCAGGGCGACCCACTCGTCGACGTTGTGCTTCTGCTCTTTCCGCCACTGGCCGATGATCGCCTCGACGTCGTCGAAGATGGTCTTGGTCGACTTGATCCCCAGCTCGGCGGCGATCTTCCGGTACGTGTTCCCCTGAAGCAGGAGCTCGGCCACCTGCACGCGGCGGGACTCGATACGCACCTTGCCCTGGGTGCGGGTGTGCCCCTTGTGGGCAGGCTTCCGTGGTTTTCTGTCCTCGCGTTTACTCGTCACAGTTGCACGCTCATGTTCTCTCGATCGTTTCGCACTTATAGGGGGAAACGAAAAGGCTGGCTCGCGCCAACCCTCAGACTAGCACCCGGGGGACGCCAAAACTGGCTACGGCTTGGAGATGTGGCGCATCCGGACGGAGCGCATCCGCCGCTGGGATCGAACGATTCCCACGAAGAAGTGCGGCGCCAGGTCGAAGCCCGTTGCCGTCACCCTTCCGCCGGCTCTCCAGACGTCGTGGGAGAAGCGGCGGACGTCCACCCGTCGATACCAGCGCAAGCCACCGCGCAGCCGAAGCATAACCAGGTCGATGAGTCCAATCGCCAGCGCCGCAAGAATGATCTGTTCGCGTGTCATTCTGTCCCCCTAGCATAGTGAATGAGCCCATTCAGCTCATTGAGGCAGCCTCCGACCTCCACAAGCTCCTCGAGCTTTTCTCCCGCACCTTCCGGAGCAAGCGCGTGGAAAAGAACGGCCGGGCTGGTGATGAAACCGACCACCCGGAAGAGCTTGTGGTCCGCCTTGCGCTCGGCAATGTCACCAAGCGACCATCGACCGACTTTCTCTTCGCTCACTTCGCCTCCTGCATCGCCAGGACCTGCCAGACGTGCGTCTTGGGATCGTCGTAGATCGGGATCACCCGGCTGATCTTGCAGAGCAGGTGATAGGCGTGCTGCCGGGAGAGACCGGTCATGGCGGCGACATCCTTCACACGGATGCCCTCCCCATGCGCCAAGGCCCAGGTCAGCTTGGCTACCCGTTCGATCGTCGCCTGTCCGTTGGTCTCCGGCTCCGATGTCTCCGACTCTGGTTCAGGCATCCGGCTGATTTCCTCGCAACCTTCCTTCCACCACCACGCACAGATGCAGCTCGTGCTGCTGGCCCCACACCGCACCGGGGCCGCCCACGAGGATCGGCAGCACCCGCCCATACGGCCTGGCGCACCCGCCCCGCTCGGCCAGAAGATGCCCATAGGCCTCCGTGGCGCGAAGTCGAGGCCAGGCGCGCACGACACGTAGGGCCTGCGGGCTCAGAGGAGCGATCACAGGAGCACGCTGTTGGCCTGCGGCCGGTCGAGGTCCAGAACCACCCACGGGAACACGCCCAACGGATGCCGCTCCTTCAGGGCGAGCACGTCCAGCATCGTACCGAAGCGCTCCAGCCACTGATCCGTCTCGTCCACGATGCCCAGGGCCCGACCGTTGTTGCTATCCATGTCGACGACCACAACGAGTCTCACGCATCGCCTCCTTCAAGGCCCTGCCGGGGACTTGCAGCCATCGTCGCATCCGAAGGTGCGTCGGGCGAGGCGGCGCTTCTTGACCGCCGCTGCGTTCGGCAAATCAGAGGCGTTGTCGCCCCGTGGTCTTCGCCGTTGTGTTCGGCCCAAAAGTCATAGACCTTCTCAACAACCGTCTGCCAGGCGGCGGTGAAGTGCGCCGCATCTCCGCAACGGCAATAGATGCGAGCGGTAACGGTGTAGACGTGGTCGGTCAGCCACAGGACACCTCGCCCCATCGGCGGGAACGTCTCAGTCATGGCTTCTCGCCTCCTGCGCCATCCGCCCGCGATGCGCCTTGTAGGCAAGCCAACTAGCGGGCGTACGCCCATGATCGACGTAGTCAATCAGGTCGGCCATCCCCTTCCAGGCTTTGACTAATTCGGCGCAGCTCGCATCCGAGAGCCAGCCCTTACGCACGTCTTCCGCGATCGCCAGGAGGTCCGCCATCGCCTCGCCCGTCTGCTCCAGCCGCTTGCACACCTCGCCCATGACGATGTCGCTGTCGTCGTCCTGCACGGGCACGGTCATCACCCAGCGATGGTCACCGCTGCACATGCGCTTGTTGATGGCTCGCGCACGGCGCAGCAGCTCCTCGGTCGAGATCGGGGCCATCAGACCTTCGATGGTCTTCAGCCGCTCGCCTCCCGCGTCGTAGGTCGGCTTCGGTTCAGTCATGGCTCTACTCCCTCTTCCATCTGGGCCAGGCGGCGCATCAGGCGGCCCACGAGGCCCCATGTCGGCTCGCTCTTTGGCAGCTTCGAACGCTTCACGATACGGGTTCGGCCGTTGGGCTTCACATGCACGAGGCCGTAGGGGTCGGGGACTTCGGCGGACTTGATCAACCCATTGGGGCAGGCGAAGTAGAACTCGCTGGCAAACCGAGCGCTCCTGGCCGTCTTGGCGGGCTGGCGTAATTCCGAAGTGAAATCACTCCGGCTGACCTTGATCTCATAGCCAACCCGGCGATGGCCTTGGCTCGCAAAACAGTTGATCGCCCACGCATCCACGTTCGTGCCATCAATCGGCGCCTCGGCCAGGAAGATCCATCCCCTCTGGCGGTCGTGGCGAGCCGCAAGAGCACGAAGGATCCGCGCCGACTCGCCGCGCATGGATGGCTTCTTAGGCCCTGGCGCACTGACGAATGCCCCATCAGGAAGACCCTGAATTGCTTCAGTCCCGGTCTTTGTGAGCATGTAGAAGGCTGCGTCGTTATGCCATTCCGCCACGACAACTTTGCTGCGCTCGATCCATCCGAACCTAGCGCAGCTACCAGCTGTCTGTCGACTCACTTCCACCTTCTCACCCCTCAGCCATGTTCCTCCGTCGATCCCTGCACGTTCAACGAAGTCCACCTGGGAGAACCAGACGCGTAGATAGTCGGCCGGCCGCGCGCTCATCGTCCGCATCAGTCGCGCCTGCGGAGGCGACGGTCTCACCAGGGTCATCCGGGCTCACTTGGCGCAGTCTGCCGCTCCGCCGATGCGCCCGTCTCGGGGGCAGGGTCGGCGGGGCGCCCAGCAGTCTGCGCCAAAGCAGTCTTCTTGGCTTCGGTCCAAAGCCACTCGGCCGTCCTGGCCTGAGGTTGCAGCCACGGCAGACCCAGTGCCGCGAAGCCTATGGTATAATTGGCCTCATCAATGCACACCAAAAACCTCCCCCGGATGTGCCTTCGCTGTAGGACCGGCTTCCTCGCCCGAGCCGATCAGGTCAAGCGGGGGGGCGGAATGTTCTGTAGTTCCGCGTGCTCTGTCGGCTACCGGCGAGAGCACCGGATGATCGTCCCATGTGCGACGTGCGGTCGAGATGTGCCTACTGATAACTACAACTTGGATCGAGGCTATGGGCGATACTGCGGCAGGCGATGTCGAGACCTCGGGCGATTCTGGGGGAAGGTTGATAAAGACGGGCCAATCCCCCCGCACCGTACCGACCTCGGATCGTGTTGGATTTGGATTGGCGCTCGCAACAACAACGGCTATGGCACCTTCTCGCTTAACAACCGCAACGTGCTCGCCCATCGGCACTCCTTCTCGCTGGCGCACGGTCTCCTGTCGGCTGAGTTTGATTGCTCCCATCAATGCGATAACCCACCTTGCGTAAACCCAGCGCATTTGCTCGCGGCGTCCCATCGAGCCAACAGCCGAGATATGGTTGAGAAGGGCCGGAGCCCTGCGGCTCGCCATCCCGACCGCATTGCGCGAGGCACGGCCAACGGTGGCGCACGTCTCACGGAGGATTCCGTCCGAGAGATACGTGTCCTCGCCGGGACTATGAAGCAGCGAGACATCGCGGCGCGTTTCGGTGTCAGTCAACGATGCATCTTCTTTGTAATCCACCGACAGACCTGGACGCATGTCGAATAGCCTCAATCGTTCGGTGTTCTGGGGCCAAAAATGGAAGCCCAAGAGCGCTTAGAAAGTCGGTCTCCTCTGGCGTCGGCACGATCAGCGGACAGGCCGCCCCCGCCGGGCAGCCGCGATCGGGCTTAGGGTGCCCGTGGATCAGGTAGCCGTCCGCAACATGCTTCCCTTGACGCAGCGCCAGCGTCACTAGCGCTTGGCTGAAATCAGACGGGCCGGTCCGGATGGCCAATGCACCGCCCCATCCTGCCGGCGTCGCCAAGAACAGGTCGCAGCACACTCCCGTCCTCTCATCCCGCAGGCGCTTGTAGCGAGGGCCATTGCGCTTCAAGACATGGTCGAACATCCAGCGGCCGCTGTCGAGGACCTCGCGGAGGGTCGGCCCAAAGTGGTCTATCTCGAGCTCGCTCATCTCACCAAAGAGATTGCCCGTGGCGACGAACTCACTCCTGGGAATGGCCACGATCTCGAGGTCATGCACCTCGGGCTTCCCCCGCCGCACGCTGCCGGCTACGGAAACTCGTTCACACCCCGGGCTCAACGCCTCGGCCAACTCGTCCGCAAGAGCTCGCGCCTGCTGGAGATCCATCAGGCTGGACCGCCGACGTGGGCCCACGACTTGCCCTCGACGGCGAATTGGATCGTTCGCCGTGAGACACCGAATGCGAGTGCCAGTTCTCGCTTCGATGCGCCTGCCGCGAAGCGCTCCCGGATCGTCCTGACTGCCGCCTCGGTGAGTCGGGCCCCGGCCACTCTCTCGCCACGCGCCACGTTTTGCATCCGCTGCGCATACGTTGGCAGGACGGTTCGCCCGCGTTCCTGTCGATCTCGGTTGTTGTCTGCCGCCGTCCCCGCCAGCAAGTGGGCCGGGTTGCAGCAGGATGGGTTGTCACACGCGTGGCGAATGACAGTGCCGTGATAGCCCGCCCGTTTCACGATCGGGCCGTGGATGAGCTCGAAAACCAGGCGGGGGACACGGATCTCCCGTCCCTTCCACGTGGCTCTGCCATAACCCTTCCGATCGCGCCGCCCGAGCCACGGCCAGCAGGCATCTGACCCGCCGCTCTGATCGACGAATGGCCAGATGCGTTCCGCTAATGGGGTATCGTTGGCAAGGCGACCGCCTAGTGGATCGCCATGCCTCTGCCACCGCCTATAGTGCTTAGGGCAGTATCCACGGGCCTCAATCGGCTTCGTGCAATCAGGGATGGAGCATGGCACCAGCACGATCGGCTTGCGGCCGGCATGACCGAGGGTGATGGTGGCCATCAGACTTCCTCGACCTCGACGTCATGCACGGCGCGCATGAGCCGGGACTTCAACACGTACTCCCGCGTCCGGATCCCCTTCGCATCCTCCACGACGATCCGCCCGCGCTCGATGTCGTAGTACCGAAAGTCGGCGAAGTAGTCGCACACATGGACCCCGTTCACGTCCAGTCGGAACTTCGGCTGCAGCTCCAGGTCGCGGATGACGCCACCACCCTGCATGGCCTTGAGTTCGGTGTAGCGTCTCGCCTCCTTCCGCGACTGGAAGAGGATCCCGTCCACCCGATTCGGCAGGTTGCTGAACTTGCTCACAGCAAATCCAACTTCTTGTTCGTAGTGGCGAATTCTCCGAACAAGCGAACGGCCGCCTCGTCGTAGGCGATGGCGGCCTTTCTAGGATCGTCGAAATAGCCCAGCGTCCTCTTGCGACCGCCGCAGACGATCTGCGCATACCACTGCTTTTTTCGCGAAGGGCTCCCGAAGAATACGCCCCGGAAGCCATTCACGTTTCTGGGAGACCTGTGGGTATGAGCGGTATTTTGGCTATTTGTGGCCAACCGCAGATTAGCGCTACGGTTATCGAGACCATTGCCATTGATGTGATCAACCTTGACGCCCGCGGGTGCTTGCAGAATTAGGCGATGCATATAGACGAGAGCGGCCCCCTCCCTGCTGGGCCTTCTATGTGCCGCGTAGGTGAGACCTCCTCCCCCTACTTGGGCATACCACTTGTGCCCCGCGACCAATCTCAAGTCGCTTTCGTCGACGATTGCTTCCAGGCCCCGGGTCAGAGGAATCCGGCCGCTCATTTAAAGCCCCGCCATCCGCAGCTGCTCGGCGGCGTAGGGGTAGTCTTTCCGGTAGGCCGGATCCGCCATGAGGCAAGAGTCGCACAGGATCGTCTCCCCTGGCCGGGCGTACTTCGACCAGTGCCTCGAGCTCAGGCGCACGAAGCCGGCCGTCCCGCTGTCAAGCTCATAGCCCTCGACCCAACGCCGGCAACGACCGCACTGGATCTCCACGACAACCAACGGCATCACAGATCCCCCCGAGGCATTGAGCTCGGCGACACCGGCGCGATCTCCTCATCCGGCGCGACCGGCCAGAAGTCCAGATCGGGGATCAGTGTCACAACAACGGCAGCCTTCGGCTCCACTCGCGTCGGGTACGGCGTGCCGGGCTTCTCCACCACGGAGGTTTCGTACTGGAAGCACCAGCAAACGCGACACCGGCCACCAGCGAAGTGCGCTCTCTCGGGGTGTCCACAGCAACAGAGTCTCATCTCCCCTCCGTCAGCGGCAGGCCCAGCCACTGGGGTCGCCCCGTCTCTCCATGCACCGCTGCTATCAGACTGTTCGGCCTGCGCACTACCAGCCCCGGCGGCCACACTCCCTGCTGCAGACCTAGCGTGAATTGCAAGTGAAGGAACCTCGCGCCCGGGCGGATCGTCTCGTCGGGTGAGGCGAGGATCCGGAAGTAGTTCTTGTTCGGCATGGCCTCGCTGCGCTCGTGGCTCCCAGCCTGCTTGAGACATGAAGCGCACATGCCGTACTCCATGCTCTCGTCTTTCATCCACTTCCCGCAGCTCCTACACGGCCGGCGCGGGTGCTCTCGTCCCTTGTACGGCATGCGCTTGCCCTTCACCCGGCTGCCCGAACGCAGGTTGCCGACTGTCATGCCGGAGTCTCCGGGACGGGCGGCAACTGTGCCTCAACCTTAAAGCCACGCTTGACAAGAGCGTCGATGACCCACGATGAAAGGCTGCGCTCGGTTTGCAGCGCTAACTCCGCCCGCAACTCCGCCGCCTCGGCTTCGAGGGCGCCATTCCGGTTTTGGACACTGAGGACGTGTTCCGACATGAGCTTGTCCCTCTCAAGCCACGGTCCCTCCTGCTGCTCCCAGGCGTCGGCGTGCTCCTTGACGCCATTGCCGGCCCGAATGGCGTTGTCCGTAGCTTCGCCCCAGTCCTCATGGAGGAAGTCGTTCGCCAGCGCCCGCAGCGTCTCGTGCGTCATCTCATTCATCGTTGGTTCTCCTTCGATTCCCGAACGGCCTCGGCGTATCTCTGCCGTTTCTTCTGCTCGGCTTCCGTGTTTAGATCCTCGGCCACGTTCGCGAACGACTGCCTGCCGGATTCCGTCTCGAACCGCGGCCGCCATTGCTTCAGGTCCCTGGCCACCTTGATGCAGCTTCGGGGGGAGGCCACAATCAGTGGCGGGTGCTGCTTCCGCATTTCGTCCACCGTCTCTCCCAAGAGTTGCCAGTCCTCCCCGAAACTCTCAAGCCAATCTCGGCAACCTTGTGCCCATTCCTTCGCCAGCCGTTTCTCAACCTCGCCACTGAACCCATTCCGCCGGCAAGCCAACTCGAAGGCCTCGCAGCCTAGCCGTACCCTCTCTTCGTAACGCGCCCACGTTCCCGCCATATCTGGGTCTCCGAAGTACGACTCGCCTACGGACAGTAGTTCTGGTTGCCCACCCTCGCGTTTCCGCGTTCACGCACGCACCGGCGTTTGTTAGGTCGTGGCCCGTCTCATCACTTCGAGACTTCCTGGCCGCCAGTGTCTCCGCTCCCATAGCCTCTTGCGAGGCGCGCCCCAGGTCCTCAAGTCTGCGCTCGGGAAACGGTGCCCTACTCAGGTCGAGGTACCGTCGGGGCCTCCGCCCACATCTGGGTTCTGCGGCAAGGACTTCATGAGGCCGCTATGTCTCTCCGGCAATCTACCCAATGCAGTACAAGGGCTTCCAGGCTCCTGGTGAAGCCCCCGCACCGCCCGCACTCGAAGCTCACTGCACCCGCCGAAGCGTCACGAGCCACTCGGCCTCCCACGCGGTCCAGAATGCGTTGTCGTCGGGGAATTCGTCTCTCCACACGTTTGCCCTTTCGAAGAACTGCACCGACTTGAGTCCATCTGGCAGGCGATTGCGCTGGCCCGGTCCGGTGATCGAAGGACTGCGGAAGTTGTCGTAGCCGCGCATCTCCTGGGGGAACTCGCCAATGGGCGCGGCCAGGATCGCCTTCGCCGCGTCGTAGGCGAACAGGAAGTCGGCCAGGTCCGCGTCGATCGGGCAGAGCATCTTCCGCATGGCGTTGGTCTCGGATAACAGGCAGGGGAAGTAGATCGACAGAGCAGCCCTGGCCGGCGAAAACTGGCAGCCACGAAGACAGAGCGCCTCGTCCTTGATCGTCGTCATCGGTCCCCATCGGGCCGGATCGTTGTACCAGCCGCTGTACTTGCCCGCATTCTTGAACCCCAGGTAGGCCCTGAACTTTATGAGCCACATGACGTAGATCTGATCGCCGGGGGAGGACGGACTCTCGCCAATGGCGATCCGTGCCAGGACCAAAGCGTCCTCCTCGCCTTTCATGCACTCGTGCGCACTCCCGCCACATGCCCATCCGTCCTCGATCCTGAACGTGTCCACCAGCTCGGGGCCGATAACGGCGGTGACGGTCGTCGGCGCCGGCGGATCGGCAAAGAGCAGGAGCAGCGAAAGGGCAAAGAGAACAGCCCACCTATCGCGCAAGCAGCCCCCAGATTCCCAGTGCGCAGGCCAGAAGAAGCGCGACCAGCGCCAATGTTTCGGCAAGGTCTTGAAGCGTCGTCATCGTTGGCCTCCGATCAGCATCCCGGCCAGCAATCCGAGAACGGTGAGTGCGAACCCCCATGCCGCGAGTGCCACGACGCGCCAGAAAGTAGCCGTGGCGCACCGCCGTTGCCATCGGCTTTCTTCCTCCTGCCGCAGAAGGGACTCGGGGTCGTCGGTCATCCTTGCCTCCGGGCCCATCGGATCGCCGGCAGTAAGATTGCGAACCACCAGAGTCCTAACGCCTCCAGCACGTACCACGCCGCGCAGATCCACGTCCCGGAGGACCAGTTCATAGCAGCCTGCCCGCCATCACGCGCTCTTCTTCGAGGTGCTGCAATAGCCGTGTCCGATTCTGGATCTTGGCGCTCGTCGCCTGGATGCGGCTGTAGTCCTCGGCATTGGCGGCGCGGATCTCGTCTTCGGTCTCACTCCACCAATAGCCGGCGCTCTCCGAACTGGAGCAGATGTATCCACCCTCGGCATGAGTCGCCCGCAGGTTCTCCAGGGCCTTGCGCACCTGGCGGTCACCGATGTCGAAACCCATCGTCTTCATCGCCCACACCAGTTGGCCGCGCGTGATGGCCTGGCCAATGCCGCGGTGCTGGGCCTTGAGGTAGGCCAGCAGTGTTTCTTCGAGAGTGCGGAGGATTTCAGCCATCGAGAGCTTCTCGTACCGCCCGCGCCAACTCCCGCGCCATCGGCAGCGCGACAGCGTTCCCGATCGCCTTGTGTGCTGCATCGAGAGTGAAAGGCGTGTGGTCCATGAAGTCTTCCGGAAGCCCTTGAAGCCGCAAGTTCTCTCGCAGGAATTTCCATGTTCGACTTGTGAGCTTACGAATCCTCGGCTTACCGTCCTTCCCCTTCCGAAGTGCCACGGAGCCATTGCCGAGAACACGGTGAAACTTCAGTCCGTTCTCGAGCGCCGCTACGCGATATCGCAGTCGGCGTCCGTCGCGAGTCCCGAAGCTGAAGCGGTGCAAGCGGCTTTGTTCTTCTCCGAGCCACCGGTCGTTGAGGAGAGTCGGATCAATCTTGTAGCCCGGAACCTGCGGTAATGGTGCTCCGACCACGTTCTCCATGACGAACCATCGCGGCTGGCCCTCTCCGACGACACGCTCAAATTCCGGTATGAGATTGGCCTGTAGCTCACGGCCTAGGTATCTGTTGATGTGAGCCAGCGACGAAAAGGACTGGCACGGCGGGCCGCCGATCACGCCATCGAATTTCCCGGCCGGCGGGTGGAAGAGCTTGATGTCGCCCCCCCATAGCAGATCGGGACCACGCACAACACAGAAACAGGCCTCCTCGAAGCCCATGTCAAGGATGCCGATGCCTGGAAAGAGGCTCAACACGAGTTCGTTCACCGAGTTCGTCTTCACCCTCTCGGCTCCCCCGGCGGCACTACAGACATTCGCCCTACTTCCCGTTAGTCTTGATTCGTCTGGGGGCTCCAGCTTGCTCCGGGTCGTATTGTCCATTGCGGATCTGCCCCATGAGCGTTCGACGCGTCTCGGCCCGACTCTCGATGACGGCCAGAGCATCCTTGATCCAGATCAGAATGTCCGTGTCCACCGCCGAGAGATCGTCAAGCCCCGCGCGCACCTTGTAGGGCAGATGGTTGCTGCGCTCGACGTCGATCAATGCCTGATGAAGACGGCCGGCAATGTAGGCAGTCACAAGCGCGAGGAGAACGAGCCCGGCAACGAGTAGGTCGGTCATCGGATGACTCCATGCAGGCTGAGCCACAGGAGGACGGCGAGGACGATCATGGCGATCGCCATCCAGAACAGGGCGGCGGCCAACTGACTGGGTCTCAACTTCTTGGGCATGACTTTCCTCCTTCGTTTCTGTGACAGGGCGAGAAATCAGCGCCAGACTCTCCTTCGCCGGGGGCACCAGTTTCCCGATGCCCCCGGACCCAAAGGAGGAGAGACGGACGGCCTGCATTCGTCCGCCCCGGCCGGCCAACCCAGAAGTGGTGAGGGGAGACCTCGCGGGGGACGCAAGGCCTGTGCACCGCCGGATTGACCGGCCGCGGAGGACGATGATGCTGGAGCGGTTCTTCGAAGCCAATCGGGATCGGTGGGTGGAGACGACAGAGGAGCTGTACCGTCACTACCTCGAGGACCTGGTGCGCCATCTGGCGGGGCAGGAGCTCGCCGGCGTGTCCGTGGAAACGCTGCGGGGCTGGCTCTCAGGACACGCGAGGTGGGGAACCTCGAGCCGCTACCAGGCGATCGCTGCTGCCCGTCACCTGTTCGCCTGGGCCGTGGGGGAGGAGAGATCGCCGGCGCACCGGCTGCGAATGCCCAAGCGCGAGATCCGGCCTCAGAAGACGTTGAGAGCTGAGGAGGTCGAGCGTTTCATGGCCGCCTGTGACACTTCCACCGGACAAGGAACCCGCGACGCCGCCATGATCGCCCTGATGGTGGACACCGGCCTGCGCGTGGGGGAGGTAGCTACCCTGAGACTCGACGGGCTCGACGTCGCCGAGCGCTCACTGAGCGTGCGGGTCAAGGGCGGCAAGTGGGGGCAAGCAGTGTTCGGCGCCTACACCGCTGGGCTCTTGGGGACCTGGCTGGCCATGCGTTCGAAGTTCGCCCGAGCAGGAGTGCAGACTGTGTTCGTGGGGGTGGGGGGATTGAAGCCCGGCACGGCGATGACCCGCCACGGGATCCGGGCCAACTTCTACCGGATCGGCTATCGGGCAGGCCTGGGACCGATCATGCCTCATGCGCTGCGCAGGACCTTCGCCACCCTCGCCCTACGGGCTGGCGCGCCCTCAAGACTGGTGCAGGTGGCCGGCCGCTGGAGCTCGCTGGCGATGGTGGAGAGGTACAGCCAAGCGCTGACGCCGCAGGACTTCGATCCGTGGTCCCCGATCAATCGAATGTTCGGGGTCCCCGATGGCGATGACTCATAGGGTACAAGTCTTGCGACGATCCAAACGTGAGGTCAAGAGTTCGAGTCTCTTCCTCGGCACTGGAACCGCTATTCAGTTGGTAAGGTGCGGAACCGCCGGCAGTCTGTGACGGCCGGCGGGAAAGGGTCTAGACTACGGCCCGGAGGTACCCATGAAAGGACTGCTCGGGTTCTTGGCAGTGATCGCCGTGCTGCTTTCGGTCGTCGCGGCGCTCTTCGAGCCGGGCTACGCGACCTATCTCGCGGTTCTGGCTTGCGCCTTCGTGCTCATTCGGAAGATCGGATCGGAATGATGGCATCGGTCTAGGTCCCTCGGCCTAGCGTTGCTCCCGACCATTGCCCTCAGAAGCTAGGGTCGGGATCGGCTTGCTACTACGGTAGCGGCTGGACAGTCCCTCCAGCAAGACCCGCTGGGGGGATTTGTCGTCCCCTAGCCGCTCTTTCCCTCCCAAACCCACAGATCGCCCACGTCCACTCCAAAGCCGCGGCTGAGGCGCTCAAGCACATCGAGCGCGACAGCATGCGTCCTCACGTCCTTGCGGGCCAATCGGTAGGCCGTGGCCGGGGGGATAAGGAACTCGGGCTTCTGGATAAGGTCCAGAACAGTCAACCCATGTTCCTCGAGCAGCTCAGGAACGCGCAAGCGCCGGCGCGGCCTGGGCATCTGCTCCTCCTGGGGGTAGGTGGCCACAGTGTTCACGTTCATGCCCAGAAGCGTACTATGGGTCCCGCAAAATGTCAAGTTCGCCGTCTAGTTTGCCTCTTGACTTTGCGTTGCAAGTTTGATAGGATTGCACTAGATACGGCGCCCGGGGGAAGACAAGATCGAACGGGCGTTCTACAGTGAGGGAGCCATGACCGAAGCGACGACCAGCCACCTCGACATCTTCCTGCAGGGCAAGTACAGCCACGACGGCTATCTCGCCGCCGTCGCGGCCGATTGGGAGCAGGGCGAGCCGATCGAAGTCGGCGACGATGGCAACGGGATGGGCGCGGTGGATGAGCACCGCTGGATCGGGTACGTCGGTGTGACTGCCGGCGATCGGAAGCTCTCGCAGTTCCGCGCTGTCCCGACGGCCAACCCCCGCCGGCGCCGAGTGTTCGCAGTGGACTCCGAGGGCCGCGCGTTCTATGTCGGGATGCTGGCCAGGCGAGTGAAGTTCGCCAGGACGCCGGCGACGGCGATCCGCAATGGCCTTCACTGAGTTCCTGGGCCTCATCGTGGCCACACCGCTCGACGAGCTGCGCCAGCCGGCGCCGAACCAGGACGAGATCGACCGCGTTTCCTCGGAAACGCTGATCCGGACCGCAACCGCAAAGGAGACTGAACCCATGAAGACCGAGGACCTGTTCCCCCGCAAGTGGCTCTCCGGAGAAGATCTCCCCCACGACACTACCGCCACGATCCAGCGCGTCGTGATGGAGGAGCTGCACAACCCGGCCACGCGGAAGAAGGAACGAAAGCCCGTGGCCTACTTCGCCGGCAAGCGCAAGGCTCTGATCCTCAACCGAACCAACTGGATGACGCTCGCCGGCCTCTTTGGCGACGAGTCGGATGAGTGGTCCGGCCGGCGGATCGTGCTCGGCGCGGACGAGGTCGACTCGCCCCAGGGTCGAATGCGAGCCCCGCGCATTCGAGCGGTCCACCCCGAAACCCTGGCGACCCTGCCGGCCGAGATCCCCGAGGCCGAGGACGATGACGAGAAGACCCTCGCACCCGCTGCCCCGCCACCCCCGATGGCCAACGGCGATGGCAAGAAGAAGACGCAGGTCGTCACGGACTTCTGGAAGGCGATCCGGGATGCCGGCAAGACGCAGGAGGACGGCAAGCGCATCCTCGAGCTCTGCCACCAGGACTTTGAGATCGCACTCAAGTCGATGCAGGAAGAAGCACCGTTCTGATGAACGCACCCCTCACGCCGGCCACGAAGAAGCCCGATGTCTGGCTTGAGGCCTGCGAACACTGTGGCAAGAAGCACAAGTGGACACTGGGTCCATGCCCTAGCTGCAGCGTTCATGTCGTGCCCATCCTTGTGTCCGAGAACGTCTGCTACCACGACCAGGACTGCGACGGTTGCCAAGCGTACAGGGACCACATGCGATGAACGCATCCCTAACGCCCGTCGAGCGCACAGCCGCCTCCGAGGCACTGCGCCACAAGGACAAGCGGATCGCTGCGCTCGAGCGGAAGGCGTTGACATGCCCAAGTTGTGGCTGCCTCCTTGTCTGTCCGATGTGCGGTGCGGATCCCGGCGCGAAGCCGGCCGACGAGCCGCTGGAGCGCCGCTTCGTGGGCCCGGGCGAGGTCGACGACAACAGCGGCGGCGGGCACGAAACCGATCCCCTGCCGTTCTAGGATGGCAAGTAGGCTAGTTAGAAGCTAGTTAGAAGGCCAATGGCATCAGTTTCGGGCATCACTCCAACCATCCTGCATGACACGCGCCTGCGGGCCCGCCTGAGCCAATCCGGCCTGGCACGGGTCCTGGGCGTCACGCGCTCTTACATCAGCGGCCTGGAGAATGGGCACCATCGGATCACGGAGGATTTGGAGCTCCGGCTGTTTGCTCTCGTCGAAGAGGGGACGACACTCCACAAAGATGTGGGGCCAGGCTCGCCCGAAAACGACGTTCTCATCATGGGCAAGGAACAGACCTGTCGCTGCGGGAGAGTCTTCGTCGGAAAGTGGGGAACACGGCGCAAGCTGTGCGGCATCTGCAGACCAGCCCGAACCGTGGTAGGCTAAGCGCGATCGCTGCGGGATCGCTTACCCCTGGCCCGGGGA